ATTCAAGCAATTCGAGAATGATTTCCTGAAAAAGGAGATGAAGACTGATCCGATGAAACCATGAATACAGGAAGCTGCATTTACAGTTTTACAGGTATTGCTCGGATAGTAGGAACTTAAGTCAAACTAGAACAACACTATAGGTAGCGTATTGCAACTCTTTTCATTCGGTAGCCTCTATATAGGTACTGATAATGCTTCATTTAATGAAGCTTTTATACACATCGGAAAGATAAGAATAGAATTAGGGAGTCCTAGGAATAAGGACGATGGAACCAACAAGCAAAGTAACGGACGCACACCTGGAGAAATGTTTTCAGGTAATGAAGAAGATACGCTTTCTTGATTGGGAGATACCAGCACAGACTATTGCGACGTTGTTTTATATAGCCTCACATGAGGGATGTACTAAATACGAACTAGAAGAAGCACTTGGTTGCTCACCTGCTAGTGGTAGTCGTAACACTGATTGGTTATCGAAACGACATCGACTTAATAAACCTGGACTTGACCTAATCACTAAGGAGGTAGACCAAGAAGACCCTAAAAAACGGCGTCTAATATTAAAACTCTCTCCAAAAGGAAGAGCTTTTATAAAAGAAATTAAATCTACTCTTTATGAAAACCAAACTTAGAAAGTTCGGACAATGTGTCAAGTACACATTTGAGAACAGACCTGAGTGGATACATGGAGGTGGAGCTGAAACAGCAGGTCACAACTGCAATCACTTCATTAAACTCTATGGATCATACCCAGTTGAAAGAATAGACCGAGCATTAATTGAAGATCTAAAAAGTCAGCTGTCAAAATCAGGACGATCTAATGCAACTATTAATCGTGTGATGTCAGCAGTTTCAACTGTTCTCAATTATTGCTACAACGCAGGTCTAATTGATAAACCAATGTCCTTTAAAGGATTGAGGTTAAGAGAAGGTAAAACGCAAGTTCGTGTTTTTACGATGCAAGAGATTGATCTCTTAATACGTAGCGCACGAGTTGATTTCAACCGACATGACTTAGCTGATCTCATTACTGCTGCTGCCTGGACAGGCTGTCGGCAAAATGAACTACTAAAGGTCAGGGTTGGAGACGTTGACTTTGATCGTCTATTAATGCTAATTGGTGGACGTAAAGGATTTGAGACCAAAGGTAAGGATGCAAGGCAAGCACCAATCATGGATGCATTGCTACCAATTCTTCAAAATCGCTGCCGTGATATGCCACGGTCAGAATTAGTTTTTGGAGAAGATTGGGTATCACGTTTTGCTATTCGACATATCTTCGAACGTGTACGTGATTTTGCTTTACCTAATGGTAAACAATATCCTTTTTCTCAGATTCGTCACTCCTTCTGTACTGGATTAATAGAAGCGAATGTTCCTTTACCTACTGTTAAAGATTTAGCTGGACATTCATCAATCAATGTAACTCTTAGATATGCGAGGGCTACAGATAAAGCGAAAGCAGATGCATTAGCTGCTTTTCAATCAAGCTATCAAAAACAAGTATTAACTAACAACTTAACCACCGTCTAGGTGCGTCTAGTAAGTCCTGAAAAGAGCATGTGTGTGTACCTGAAACCCACTTTTGTTACAATAGGGTCGCCGAGATCCCTTGCGAGTGTGGTGGAATTGGTAGACACACAGGACTTAAAAAGAAGGGACTAGTTAGTTACACTACGGGATAATCCCGTTATAGGTCAGGGTACATGCCTTGGCCTATCTTCTTTTATTTATATATCCACTACGGAATATCTAGTGGGATCAATCCTGTGCACGTTTTACACACTCATCATTTATGGCAACACCTGCTGAAATTGACGCACAAGTTGAATTAGAAAGAGATCAAATACGACAAGGACTTAAACGTTTAAGAGAGAACACACGTAACCTCGAAGAGAAGTCCTATGCGTCAGCTTCTGTCTATGGGGTAACAACAATTGATGCTCTTTTACCGTTAGTTGTTGAAAGAATTAAAGAAACAAATTTAAGAATACATAAAGGACATACTGGTAGATCTTTCAAAGAAATTGCACAATATTTAGCTGATTTAGAACCATTAGCTGCAGCTGCTATTACCTGCAAAATAACAATTGATAAGGTCTTTAGTATTAAAGAAGGGAGCAATCAATTAACACATGTTTGTGAATCTATTGGTGCTGCTGTAGAAGCTGAGTGCCAAATGCGTCACTACGAGAAGAATGCTCCAGGTTTATTGAATGTACTAAAAGAAAGCTATTGGCATAAATCGTCAGGCACTGGACAGAAAATCAGAACAGTGACTACCTTGATGAATCGTTATGAAGTTAGGCAGTGGAATACATGGGGATCAGCTAATCGAGTCAGACTTGGAGGCTGGTTACTTGAATGTGTCGTAGAGACTAGTAAATGGTTTGAGAAACAGACAAAGAGAGTAGGTAAAAAGACTGACAATTTCGTTATACCCACACCTGAATTCATGAGAGTTAAGGAAGAGGTGATGTATAACGCTGAACTCTTTAGTCCTTTAGCTTATCCAATGCTCATTGAGCCTAATGATTGGACCACTGAAAACAAAGGTGGGTACTTGCTTAATGAGATTATGCGTGGTCACGATATGGTCAGACGTTCTGAGTCGTCACCTATACAGGGAGAAACACCAATCGCTTTCCTGAACAAGGTTCAGAAGGTTGCTTACAGACTGAACCCGTTCACTGTTGATGTTGCAGAAATTCTGCAAGAGAGACAGATTTCAGTGGGTAAATTTCTTCCTATTGTTCATCACGATCTACCACCTAAGCCTGTTGATATAGCAGACAACTATGAATCAAGAAAGAGTTATAGGAGACAGGCAGCTGAGGTAATGAATAAACAGGCGCAAGAATTTAAACGTTCTTGCCGTACAAGGATGACCATGGAGGCAGTAGAACGCTTTAAGAATAAAGAGAAGTTCTATATACCTCACAGTTTTGACTACAGATCCAGAATATATCCCATACCAGCTTTCCTTACACCTCAAGACACGGACTTTGGAAAGAGTCTCTTGAGATTTGCTGATGAATCCTTTATGGATGATGAGGCAGAGAGATGGTTAAGATTCCAGGTTGCAACAACGTATGGATTAGACAAGGAAACTATGTCTGATCGGTTGCATTGGACATATGAAAATGAATGGTTAATAGCTCAGATAGCAGAGAATCCTATTAATTCTTTATCTGAATGGGAGGCTGCTGAAGAACCTTGGCAGTTCTTAGCTGCATGTGATGAGTTCTATCACTGTGTCATTAAGAGAGATCGAATCAGTACAGGACTACCTGTAGCAATAGACGCTACATGTAGTGGTCTACAGATTCTCGCTGGTCTCGCTAAAGATAAATCAACAGCTAAGTTAGTTAATGTTTTACCTAGTGATAAACCACAAGATGCTTATAAAGTAGTAGCTGAAACATCGAAACAAAATATACCTGAAAGGTTACGTCCTCACTGGGATCGTAAGAAAACTAAAAGAACCGTTATGACCATACCTTATAATGCTAAGCCATTTAGCAATAGGTCATACATTAGAGAAGCCTTAAAAGATGATGGTATAGAAATAGATAAAGATGAACTAACCCAAACTGTAAAGGCAGTAAGGGATGCAATGAATAAAATAGTTCCTGGTCCTATGTCCGTCATGAGATGGATAGAAGATGAGGTATCTAAAGCTATAAAACGAGGCGTCAAAGAACTGAAATGGGTTACACCATCAGGCTTTGTTGTCAGACAAAAGCTAATGAAGGTTGAGTTTGAACGAATAACCCTTCAAGTTTTAGGTCAATGCAATATGCGTGTCGCTACAGGTGACACGGATGAGGTGGATAAGAACAGACATAAAGCTGCTACTGCACCCAACCTGATTCATTCATTAGATGCAACTTTGCTGTGCCTCTCAGCTTTGAGATTCAATGCACCAATCGCACTAATACATGATTCAGTTCTGTGTCGTGCAACTGATATGAAATATCTATCCACTTTGGTACGAGAAACATACATGGAAATGTTTTCAAACCATAACTTTTTAAAAGATTTTGCTCTGCAAATAGGAGCGGAAACTGAACCACCGATTATTGGAGACCTTGAACCGTCAGCAGTAATTGAATCTACATACTTTTTTTGTTAATGAGAAACATCCACACCACTAAACAACCTGTAACTCTTGCTGGGTATCAGGCTGTAATGAAGCCAAGTCAATACGGCTACAGCTTACGAGCTGAAGTTGGACAAGACTTGATAGATACCCTTGAAGAGGAGAGAGTTGAATGTCTGAAGTGGGCTGAGTCAAAGCTAACTAAGCCTAAGAACAGATGTGTCTTACGTCCTGAACCTTGGGAAGAAGTAGCTAAGGGAAAATATATAATTAAGTTCTCTTGGTCTGAAGAGAAGAAGCCACCTATCGTAGATACAGAAGGTACACCTATTACGGATGTTAATACACCTGTATATGAAGGATCGAAAGTAAAGATAGGTTTTATACAGAAGCCTTACCTATTAAGAGATAACGTCACCTATGGAACTTCGTTAAAGATATCAGGTCTACAGATTGTCTCTGTAAAAGGAGGTGCTGGAGTGGATTCAGGAGATTTAGATGAGACATCTGCTGCTGAACTATTTGGCAAATGTAAAGGTTATAAAGCTGATGAACCTAATGTTGTCGCTGATGAAACACCAGCTACAGTAGACGATGACTTTTAGGTCAAGGTTAGAAGAACAGATATCAGATTTATTAACAGGGTTATGTATAGATCATGACTATGAGGCAGAGCAAATACCTTATACAATTGAGCATACTTATACCCCTGATTTCTTCTTACCTAATAAACACCTCTATTTAGAGGCTAAAGGCTATTGGCGGAGTGCCGATAGGCGAAAGATAAAAACAATAAAGGAACAAAATCCTGATTTAGATCTCAGGATGGTATTCCAAAATCCATATAATACGATCTCCAAGAAGTCCAAGACTACATACGCGCAATGGTGTGAACGTCATGGAATTTTATGGAGTTCGTGGCACGATATACCACTCGAATGGCTGATTTAGACAGCGAATTCGTAAGACATATGCCATGTAATGAATGTGGTTCATCTGATGGAAATTCACTCTATTCAGATGGACACACCCATTGCTTTGTATGTCATACACACACGTCAGCAACTGGCGAACAGCACACTCATCAAATGAAG